TAATTCCAAAACTTTTGTTACCTAAATAATCTAAATCTCTAGAATTACTATCTAGTTTTATTCCAACTCTATGTCTATCTAAATTATTAATTATTACTGCTATGTCCATTAATGATAAAAGATCTTGGTAAACTAAATCCATTTCATTATCTAAATCTAAAGTAGGATTATTAATATAATATTTTATTATATTTACTAAATCTTTAATATAAATAAAATCCCAATACCTATTTTTATGAATTTCCATAGGTTGTTGGTTTTTATATCTTTTAATATTTGAAAGTATAAATCTATCTTCAGCTTCATCTACTCCAAATACCCCATATATTCTAAAATTATAACAACGAGAACAATCTTTTAATACTCTACTAATGATATTTTTAGACATATCATATGGTTTAGTAGGATAACTTTCTTTTAAATTGTGGTTATTGTTATTTACATTTTTAGTTTTATCAAAGTCAGCACCTGAAGAGAAATTAATAAATTTATCAAATCTGTTTTTATTGTTCATTAAGTTAAAGAACATTCTAAGATTATCTTGAAGTGTAAATGCAGAATCTTCTACATTTCTCCTACCACCTTTAATAGCACAATGAATTACTACATCAAAAAACTTATTACGTAAATATTCTTCTACTGATTTTTCATCAGTTAAATCTAATTGAGAAGATGTAGGAGAAAAGATATCATAATCTTTTTCTAACGCTTTTACTAAATTTCTACCTACAAAACCATTACTACCTGTTATTAATATTTTCATTTTGTTTTACAATAATCAGCAAATTCTACTAATATAGTACTTTTACCATCTTCCCTATTTAAAGCTTTTTTATAAGATGGTAATATGTCTTCGGGTTCATTTAATTGTATTATATCGAGATTTTGAGTTAAACTTTTAAAGGCTTCTGTAAAATTACCTTTGTGTTGGCATTGGGGATCAATAGGTGATTCACTTCCAACAGCTACTCTAATTATAACTTTAGGAGTTAACTTCCCATTAGACATAGTAGGAAATTTATCTAAATGATTAACAATTTGATCAGTACCCATTAATAAAAAATTCCATCTAGGAAATGTAGATACCGGAATCATCCCCTCAATTGCCATTCCATTAGCTAAACCACTTTGCAAATGTTCTGCTACAGGTAACTCTAAACGCTTACTGCTAGGAATATGTTTTAAACTATCATATAGTCCTGTTCCTTCATATTCTACAGCTTGTCCTATAAAATAAGTTTTAGGATGTTCTGCTAATAAGCTCATTGCCTTTTTTATTTCATCTAGATATTTCATATAATTAAAATTGTACTCTTACTCCTGCCCCAGCATGAGGGTATTTTTCGTTACTATATTGATAATAAATTAAATTTTTTTGTCTTAAAATACCACCTTTATATTCTGATTCAAGGTAATAAGGTTGAGTTCTACCCCATATATCTGGTGTAGGAGTACAAACTGATTTTTGGTTATCTTCGACTATAAAAGTAATTGGTAAATCATGGTTTAAACTATATTTGTATGCTTCATGGAATATTCCTGTTTCGGCACTCATATCCCCAACCCAACACCAAACATGGTTTGATTTATTTTGGAGTTTAATTGATAAGGCAATACCTGCTGCTATTGGAGGAATACCCCCTACAATTGAACTACAAATAAATTTATATTCTGGGAGGTTAGCTACCATAGATTTACCATCTATAATATTAGTTTCCATTATTTCCGCAGGTATACCTTTTAATAGGCCTTGATAATGGTTTCTCCAAGTACAACACACCCAATCATTTTTTATATCAATATCTTTAAATACTTCTATAATTTCATCTTCATTTCCACTATATAGATGTATAGGTGATTTTATTTCGGCATTGTTAAATTTATCACCTATTTTTTTTTCAAATGCAATTAAATTTTCTTTACTTACCATATAAAATTATTTTTATAATATTCAATTATAACAGGTAACTCTTTATCAAATACGGCTTTTGGTTCCCATCCTAAAGCTCTTAATTTATCATCATTTAAAGCATATCTAACATCTTGACCTTGTCTAGAATAAGATAAATCCAAATATTGGCTTATATCTTGATCATATAATGGAAAATCATTTTCAAGTACAGTATCAGGATAATATAATTTAATAATTTTACTTACTGTATCCAAATTAGTTTGCTCATAACCTCCACAAATATTGTAAATTTCATTTTTAACACCGGATTCAATTATTTTAATTACTGCTGTAGCAGTATCACTAGCGTGTAACCAATTTCTAATTGGTGTTCCATCATTATGTAATGGTATTTTTTTACCTAAAGAAAGATATTTAGTAGCTTTAGGTATTAATTTTTCTACATATTGACCAATACCATAATTATTAGTTGGTCTTAATATTATATAAGGTAAATCATAAGTACGCCCCCAAGCTGTAATTAGTTGGTCAGCTGCTGCTTTAGTTGCTGAATATGGGTTAGAAGGTTTTAATAAATCAGTTTCTAAATGTTCACCTTCGGTTATATCTCCATATACTTCATCGGTTGAAAAATGTAATAATATAGGTTTAACTTTACCTTCTGCTCTATAATTTCTAATTAATTCAAGTAAATTATGAACTCCATTTACATTTGAATGTAAAAAATCTTCACTTTTAACTATAGAATTACCAACATGTGTTTCAGCAGCTGTATTAATTATGTAATCACATTCATGTAAAAATTCTAAATCATTTATATCACTAACTTCCCATTCAAAATTAGGATGTTGTGCAAATTCTTTATATGCATCTTTAAATGAAGCATATGTCATTTTATCAACACCATAAACGTGCCATCCTTTTTCTAAACAAGCTCTAGTTACATAACTACCTATAAAACCAAAACAACCTGTTATGTATACTGATTTAGTCATAATCGTATCCAAAAAATTCTTCTATTTTATCACAAACATAATCTACATCATAAGTGTCCATCCCATGGTGGGCACCTAATAAGAAACCATTTTTCATTACTTCATCTGCTACTTTAAATTCTTGTAAATATTCTCTATATGCTGGATGTCTAGTGACATTGCCAGCAAATGTAACTCGTGTTTGTATATTGTTTTCTTCTAAGAATGTTAATAACTCTAATCTACATTCTGTTTGTAGTGGTATAGCTAACCAATTTGGTTTTCTACTATCATCAGGTAAAGTTATTTCTTTAATATTTTTTAAACGTTCTAAGTAACGTTCTATATTCTTACGTCTTACATCTTTATATGTTTGGAATTTTTCTAATTGAACTAAACCAAATGCTGCTGATGCTTCAGTGCATTTCATATTATATCCTAATACACCATATAAGAATTTATAGTCGTAAGGGATACCATCTACATCGTGTGCAAATCGCTCACTCATATCTTCGTTATTATCTCCAATACGTCCCCAATCACGATACATTAAGGCACGTTTAACGTGTTTTTCGTCATTAAACATTACCATACCTCCCATTCCACCAGCTGTAATAACGTGTGAAGCATAAAAACTAGTTGTTGCTACATCTGTTGATGGTGAATATGTAATTGTATCTGCTGAATCTTCAATTACATAGATATCTTCTCTGCCAATACGTTTTAATTCGCTACGTAATCCTTCCCAATCAGGGGTGTTACCAATTAAATTAGGTACCATGATTGCTTTAGTATAGCTACTAATAGCACGTATAATTGTAGATACACTAGGCACATAAGTAATTAATTCGCTATCTATAAATTTAGGTTTGTATCCTAATTGTAAAATAGGGGCTAATGTAGTAGAAAATGTAAGTGCGGGTGTAATTACCTCACTACCTTTTTCTAAATCTAAAGCCGCTAATGCTAATAAACATGCTGATGAACCTGAATTAACAAATACACCATATTTTTTGCCAAATTCCTTAGCAATTTTTTCTTCAAATTCTACAGTACGAGGCCCAAAACCTGCTAACCACCCATCTCTAAGTGATTCTTCTACTGCTTTAATTTCTGCTTCTCCAAACGATTCATGTTTGTAAGGAGCATACCAAACTTTTCTTCTCATATGTGTTAAATGTATATAAAGGATTATGCTTAGACAAGATATCTTTAATCCAATTTGTATCTATTCCATACTTGTCTATATCGTCTATTATTATAACATGGTCATTGCGCTCATGTTTCATTATTGCTTCTATTTCTAATTTATAAGGGCTATTAGTCTCGTGGGCATCTAACCAAAACATTGCTCTACCGTTAACCCATTCTTGTACTAATTTTTCAATATTATCCTCTGTTCTACCCAAAAATAATTTTATTTGTTCCCAAGCATCTAAAGGTTGAAAACGTTCCATACAGTGATTGTAAAAATCTTCATTTATTTCAATTGATATAATACGTTCAAAACCTAAATCATAAGCATCTTGTACTGAATCACCTTTATAAGTTCCTGTTTCAAAGAAAACTGTGCAGTCTGCTTTATATTTTTCAAATAATATATTATAAGGCCAATATCCCATTATTTAAAAGGAGTACCCCCAACCCAAAATACTAAAGCTTTTCTTTCTCCTTTAGTTATTGGAGTGACTCTATGCATTAGAAATGAAGGAAATATAATTGCATCTCCTTTATTTTTGCTTACAGTTAAAAATTGTTGATCTCCTCCCCTCCAAATTTGAAAATGACCCCCTTCGTATTCATCTCGATTTGATAATTGAACAGTCACAGCCATTTTTCTGTTATTAACTTCTCCTGTTCCTATATCCATATGCCAATCAAGATGGCCTCCATCTTTAGGGTAAACTACATAGTGAAGAGGATCAGTAATAGTTTGTATATCAAAATTATATGCTACTACATTTGCTTCAAGTGCTAAAGTAATTAATTTTTGAAATAACCATTTATTAGTGTCATTAGGATCTATATAAATAACTTTTCTATAATTACTTTCATTTATAATTTTATCGTCATCGTTTTCATCTTGACCAATAGTTAAACCTTTTTTAAAAGGTTTATCTTTAACCATATTTTCTATTTCTTTTAGTTCTTCACTATTAAATGCATTATTTTTAGTAAAGTGATGGTTCCAAGTTGTAAGTGGTTTTGGATTAAAGAAATATTGATCTGAGGAAATTTTATATTCCATTTTCTGTAAATATTTTAGTTATATAATCTACTATTCTTTGTTCATAATCGACATATTTTAATGCTAATTGGAAATTTTCTTCTATTACATCTGATATAGAATCATATAGTTGAGGAGAAAGATCATTAACTTGATAAATTATATCATCTACATTTTCAACACGTATAATTCCTGCAGTATTAAAATGTTTTTCTATATTTGAACACCCCCAATATACTGGAATTGTTTTTAGTAATAATAAATCTAGTATTTTTTCTGTAAAATATCCCCTATGTGATGTATTTTCTATTGCTACACCATATTGGCTATTACTGAATATTTCAACTTTACCCATTCTAGCATTTTCTAAATCATGTCTATTACCATAGGTGTGGTGAAATACTTTATCTATTTTTATTTCATCTTTTCTAGCTAGTAATTCATGTCTTAAACTATGACCATATGTTTTATTTAAAGCACCTGCTAAATGAGATACTTGATACTTTTTATCATAAGTTTTATTCCAAAAATGAGGTGTCATCCAAGTATGACCAAAAGGCAAAAATGCCGCTTGCTTACAATTATTCAATACTTTATTATCCCAAGTTAATATAATTGAAAATAAATCTTGGTTTTGAATTGCCCAATCGTGTAAGCCAAAATATTCATTTGGTTCTTGTAATACTAAAACATTTAAATCAGTTAATTCATCTTGGGATTGTGGTACGTCATCTACAAACAATGTAAAATCAATATCTTTAAGATGTTGCATCTTTGATTCAAATACTTTAGTATCAAAATGTTTAATTTTTAACCTCATAATATTTCCATCCAATATTCAATCATTTCATCTATCATTGTTTCAAATGTATAATCAGCTGTCCAACCTAATTCTCTTAATTTAGATGAATCACCTTTTAAATCTTTTAATTCTTCAGGGCGTAAGTATTTAGCGTCTGTTTTAACATATTGGGTCCAATCTAAATCTAATTTATTAAAAGTATACTCTACTAAATCTTGTACTGAATGAGAAATACCAGTTGCACATACAAAATTATCTGGTTTGTCTTGTTGTAGAATCATCCACATTGCTTTAACATAATCTTTAGCATGTCCCCAATCTCTAGTTGCCTCTAAATTACCTAATACTAATTCATTACGTAATCCTTTTTTAATTTCAACTGCTGTTTTAACTACCTTATTTGTAACAAAATTAGTTCCTCTTCTTGGTGATTCATGGTTAAATAAAATACCATTTGAAATAAATAAATTATAAGAATTTTTATAATTATTACAAATATTATAAGAATATACTTTAGCACAACCATAAGGAGATACTGGGGATAATGGTGTAGTTTCTCTTTGGAAACCATCTTCATCTATGTTATTACCAAACATTTCACTACTTGATGCTTGATACATTTTAGTATCAGGTTTAGTTAACCTAATTGCTTCTAATAAATTTAATGTTCCAATACCAGTTGCCTGTGCAGTATAAATTGGTTGGTCAAATGAAATTCTAACATGAGATTGTGCTGCTAAGTTATATATTTCATCTGGTTGACATTGTTGTATAATAGAAATTAAAGATGCTAAATCTGTTAAATCAGCATATTGTAATTTACCTAATAATTGTGGATAAATTTCATCTAGTCTAGATGTTTGATTTTCAGCTACAGAGTTACGTTTAATTGTACCCCATACTTCATAACCTTTTTCTAATAGAAATTCGGCTAAATATGATCCATCTTGACCATTTATACCTGTTATAAGTGCTACTTTATTTTCTTGCTGTGTCATAATTTTCTATAAACCAATTAACTGTTTCTTTTATACCTTGTTCAAATGGAGTGTATTTAAAATCTGGTAGTAATTCTTTTATTTTAGAATTATCAGATGGTTTTCTTAATTGTCCATCTGGTTTTGTTTTATCAAATACAACTTTACCTTTAAATTTAAATTCATCAACTAATAATCCAACTAAATCTTTAATTGATATTTCTTCATCACCACTTATAATTAAAGGATCTGTACCTTCATAGTTAAATAAAGCCCATTCTGCTATTTTGGCTATATCCTTGGAATATATGAATTCTCTTAACGGTTTCCCACTTCCCCATACAACAAAGTCTGTTTTATTTTGTTTAGCTAAATATAGTTTATGAATTAACATAGGCATTACATGTCCATGTTCTAGTGAAAAATTATCATTTGGACCATAAATGTTAGATGGAATAATTGACGTATAATTTATACCATACTGTTCTCTATAAGCTCTAATTTGCACATCAGCCATTCTTTTAGCATAAGCATATGGGTAATTTGATTCATGAGGTTCACCTAATTGAATTTGATCAACTGTAAGTGGGTATTTTACTTTATCTGGGAATACACAAGTAGATAAAAATGCTACTAAGTTTTTGACGCCAGCTTTTCTAGATGCTTCAATTACATTAGTATTAATCATTAAGTTATCATAAAAGTATTCACCTTTATAATTTGAATTTCCACCTATACCTCCAACTTTACCTGCACAATGTATTACACCATCAGGTTTAATAATTTGGAATAATTTTTCTGTTTGTTTAGGGTTAGTTAAATCACAAGTTTCTCTTGATAATTTAATTTGAGATTCCATAGCAGAACCTACCATACCATAACCCCCCGTAATTAATACCTTTTTCATATTGTTGAATAAAATGCGTTTTGTGCTCTTTGTCTATCTATATCTTTTATATGGTATAAAGCATATGAATCATCTTCAGATGGCAATTCAGCGTAAGTTTTCCACCCAACTATTTTTTCATGTACTTTATTTACCCACCCTATTTCTGGTTTGTTTCTAAAAATTCTATGTTGGTTATCTGGCCAATTTACCCATCCTTGACTATTTAATTGCCAATGCCATTGAATAACATCTTCTTGGGTTAAACCTTTAACTATATTAACACGAGGTACAGCTATTAAATCAACTTCTTCATTAGCTTCTAATACCTGGTGTATGATAGTACTAAATGTTTCACTTAAAGTTTCATCAGCATCTATTTGGAATATCCAATCTTTAGCACAATGTTGTTTTAAATTGTTTTTAAAATTAGCAAAATGATTATCTAAACCAAAAAATGTCTTTTTAATAGTAATATCTTTATTATATTTTTCAAAATAATAATCAACAACTTTAATTACTTCTTCAGTTGCTTTATTATCTAACTGGATAACAATTTCATCATCAGTTTTAATAATTGGTACTAACTGAGTTAGTAGTTGTTTTAATTCCTCGTGCTCGTTATAAGCTGTAATTGCAAAACTTATTCCCATAATTTAATTTTGAAAAAAACCAATATAATCAAGAGCATCCATAAAATCACGTTGCCCATATTCTTGTAAAGTTGACATATCAGTTTTATATTTATATACTTTATCAGTACCAGGTATTTTAAATTTTTCTTGTTCTTCTTTTGATACTTCTTTTACTTTAATTCCAGCCCATTGCCAATTTGTATAATTAGTACCTTTAGCAAATACAGTACCTTTATTTTCTATATTAATTACAATAGGGTACCAAACACGTCCTGAACCATCATCAACTTTAATATCTTTATATAATTCAGGTAATGTTTCCTCATATCGTTCAAAATCAAACTCACCAATATACATTAAATCATTAGAGGTAAAACCACAACCAAAACAAAAATAGTTTTTAGCTGTAGCGTTTAGTTTAGTAGTATAACAAGCATCTCCACCACATTTAGGACAGTTTTCAAGATTATCTTTTGTCATGATCTTTCAGGTAATGAAATTTTCTTTATATTTGGTAATTTTATTTCTACTTTTTTAGGAGCATTTTTATCCATAATTGCCTCTAATTTTTCTTGCATTTTTTCAAATGAAAAATTTTCCATACAATAATGAGCTAAACGTTTACCTTTAACTTGGTATCCTTTATAGCTATTTATATAATCTTTCATTAATAATGAAGCAAAACTAATATCAGGAGAAAACCACTTTGAATCTTTAAGAATTAATCTATCTTGAATTACTGATTCATGAACTGGTTTTATTTCACCAGGAACTAAACTAGTAAATTCAGCATTTAAAAAATCTAAATGGCCACTCCAATTAGATGCTATAATTGGTTTTTTACTTCTAGTAAATTCAAGTAATGGCCTACCAAATCCTTCTCCTTTAGTCAAGCTAACCATAGCTTTAACTTTGGGATGGTTATACAAATAATTCATATCTATATCTTCAATTTCACCATGTATTAAGTAAATATTTGGAATAGTTCCACCTACATTTTGTCTTATTTCATTTATCTTTCTTAATACTTCTTCTCTATCCATTATGGAGGCAGGACCTGTCATAGTTTTTATAATTAATGCAGGTTTTTTCTTTACATTTTTAAATGTTTCTAAAAATGTTTTAACAAGTAAGCTAGTATTTTTTCTATCTTCACCCATAGCACCTCTTAACCAATGTCCTACATATAAAAAACAAAAATCCTCATCAATTGTATCTAATGACTCTACTAATTCAGTTTTAGGTAAGTTTTTAGGTTCAATATGATAATATTTTTCTAGATCTAAGCCTTCAAATAATATATCAGTAGGTGTTTCTAATTTAATAGTTCCTACTACTTGGCCAGCTTTATTTTTTTGTTCATAAACTGATTGTTTTAAAGCAAGTAAGCTGTGATTAGAAGAACCTAATATTAAATCCATATTATTAGCTCCTTGAATAAACCTTACATCACATAAATCAGTTTCAATACCCGCTGTAATACCAATATTAAATTTACCTATTTTTTGAAATTCATCAGGTACTGAGATTTGAATCCAAACATCAGGTTGTCTTTGTAATGGTGAAGGAATAATAGCATCCTTCATTTTTTTCTCTTCAGGGTTATTTTCATCTAAAAACCCATAAGGTGTATTACCCCATCTTTGTGATAAAATTTTTACATCATATTTATCAGATCTCATTAATGCTCTGACTACATCTCTGGCTCTTGATCCATAACCAGAGTAAGTATCGATAGGACAACTTACTACTATAAAAGGTTTACTCATAACTAATATACTAATTTATGTGTTAATGTTTTAACTGGTGGGGTTTCTACTTTGGTAAAATAAAATTTCTTACGAGGTTTCCAAACTTCTATTGTTTTATCTACATTTGTAATAATGTTTTCACACATTTTTCTTGCAGATTGCATAGATTCATCTGAGGTAACCCATTCTCTACCTGCTAATCCTCTTTCTTTTATTTCTTCTTTAGACATTTTATATGATTCCATTAAAGTATTTGCTAATTCTCTAAAATCTAGTCTATCATCCCAAATATAAGGAGTTTTTGGTGAACCTACCATTGCCGTATTAGAAGGGAATACTGGTAAAGCCCATTTACCACACTTTTTATATGTGCCAAAATGGTTAGATGGGAAATTTTCATCAAATTTAATCCAATCACCATTTTCATCTTCAAATCTCATTTGATCTTGCATTCCACCTGTAACAGTAGCCATAATCATAGTACCAGCCATCATACTTTCAGTTAAAGCTAATCCCCAACCTTCATTTGAAGATGGTAATACAGTTATATCTGCTAAATTATATAAATAATTCATGCCTTCTGTAGATAGTTTTGCTGTAGAAAATCTAACACTATCATCATCACCTAATAATAAATTTTTTACTGCTATTAAGTCAGTTCCATTATTATCTACAGGCTGAGTATGTAATACTAAAGCTACATTATTTTTTTCATTTTCAGGTAATTTATCTTTAAATAATTTATAAGCTGCCATCAAATCAGAGGGCATTTTTCTTCTAATATTTCTTGAATTAAAGAAAAACACATGTTTATATTCTTTATCCCCAAATAATTGCTTTTTAGCTGTTTGTAAATTATTCCACTGTTCATGATTTTTATCAATTGGATAAAATTGTTCTTCATTTATACCATGAGGAACATATGCTATAACTTTATCTTTTGCTTTATCTCCTAAAACTAACCTATTAATATTTTCAGTTTGTTTAGAAATACCTAATAATGCATCACAAGATTCATAATAAGATTTATTATATAATGGTGCAGGTAGATCATCCCAAATATTTAAATAAATTAATGGACATTTTACTCTAATTTCGTTTTCAATTTGAAACAACCATTCCCAATATCTAGGATCTGTAAAAATAAATACAGCATCTGGTTTTTCTTGAGCCATCATATTTCTTAAAATAGTAGCGTCACCATATCCATTTTGAGGATATAGGAAAACATAAGCGTCCTCAACGTTGGATCTATTTCCAGTATCTTGACTTAAATCTAATTTTTTTCCTACTTCAGGATGGTTAATAGCGGCACCTATATTAACCCAATTGTATTTATGACATGTTCCCATTACTATTTCTCTTGCCATAGTAGCAACTCCTGAATGCATGCGAATGTCGTCACAAAGAAGTAGTATTTTTTTTCTTTGTTCTTTTGGTAAATAACCTTCTTTCATAAAATTTTTAATTGTCTATAGTTAGGTTCGTTTGATTGTGAACTTGTTTTCTAAAATTTTCGTCTGTAAGATACAAACAAATAGCTCGATCTGCAAGTTTTTGGAATGAGAATTTTGTTTTTACACATTCTATTTTAAATTCTTCAAATAAATGTTTGTGAACCTTTACGCTGGTTAGTTGTAACTCTTTTTTTATCATAATCTATTTTTTTATAACGTATATAAATATATAAAAAATTAAAAACTAAAAAATTTTTCATCAGGAGCTAATGTAGCTCCACACAAATCTTTATTTTTTCCAAACTCACACCAATCACAAGGTTTATCAATTTTTTTATTAAACTCTTTATCTATAGGATAACCCTCTGGTGTATAACATTCACGAATAAAATTTATAAAATCTTCTTTAGCTTCTTTTAAACGTTTTTTATTATCAACTGGTTTGAAATTTTGTACACGATATGCTTGATGAGGTGATTTAATATTTTCATCATCAAAATTTAATACTTTACGTTTAACAATATAAAATTCTACATTTATTTTACTTAAAGGAACTTTAAATAATTCTGAATAATATTGTTTATAAAGATAAAGTTGGTTATGTTTTACTTTATCTCCTTTTTCCCATTTACTCCATCCCTTAGTTGATGTTTTAATATCAAATATAGTATATTCTTCACTTCGTTTATCATAGATAATTAAATCTATATAACCCATATACTTGATATTAGGACGTTCTTTAATAGGATTAGTTATTAAAGGAACCTCTATACCTTTTAATTCATGTTTACGAGATGAGAAATAATTTCTTCTACCACGTTTATGTTTTTTAAACCAATCTAATATTCCTACACCATCTGAATAAAATTCATTTAATAATTCTGGTGTAGCAAAATGTCCATGTTTTTTCTTGTATTTAGTATATTCTTCAATCATTTTTTCTTTAAAGAATAAATTTAAATTTAAATCATCAGCTTTTTTAGCTGATGTATCAAACATGGTTTGTAAATAATGTTGTAATGCCTCATGTATAGCAGTTCCAAAAACGAAATACATGTTGGGTTTTTCGTCCCTATGTCCTTTTACGTATTCTAAGTACCATTTATGGGGGCAAGATTTATAAGTAGAATATTGTGAAAAAGATACAACCTTATCTGTAGCGTAATTAATTTCCATATTCGGGAGGCATTTCAAGCCATCCTGTCATTATATATTTTTCTCCAGAAAAAGGGGTGTTTCCTCTATGAATATGAGTATAACCAGCTGGGAATATACAAACTGTTCCTTTTTCAGGTTTAATTCTTTTTAATTGGTATAAAAATTCTGTTTCTCCTCCTTCTTCTACATCATTTAAATATACACTATATGCACCTACTCTTCTCCAAAAATTTCCATCCATTCTATATTCACAATGGTAAGGAAAGAATCCTTCAGTTGGTAATGTTTTTTGTATCTGATAATGATTTATGTCTAAATTAGAAGGGAAAAACATAAAATGACTAGAATAGGCATTTAAAAATTTTTCAAGAAAAAGAATATTAAATTCATGAATTAATTGAGGATCTTCTAATTGGAGAAAATGGTCTTTTACATTATTTTTTAAATCTTCTTCACTCCTTCTCATTACCCTATGGATATTTGATTCAAAGTGGTCTATAACTGCATCACACCACTCATTACTCATACCGTTTTTGTAAATTCCTATATGTTGGTCATGAATATATTCCATTATTTTTCTTTCCATTTATTATTTTCAACTAATTGTGCTATTATTCCATAATTTGTTATATCTTGAAAAGTGTCTATAAGAGTTTCATTTTGCACTTTTCTACTAGTTAATATCATATTCTTCCATCTATTAATCTTATCAGATAATCTATACCATAACCCAGTCATAGCAAAATCTTTTTCTTCATCATTAACGAGTTGTGTACCTGCTGACACATTACCCATTCCATAATCAAGATGTTTTTTTGCGAATAATTCGAACTGTTCATCGATTATTTCTTTATATGATGTATAAATTAAGGGATATTCTTTTTTTAAAATATCTCTTGCAGTTAGTTTTGACTTAGTTTGGTTTATTTCTTTAAATTTTGTTACAGTATCACTCATAAGTATAATTTAATTAAAATATCCCAACCATCCACTCATTGTATAACGAACATTTTGAAGAGGAGTATTATCTCTTTGTAGATGGGTTAAACCAACAGGAAATAAACTAATGGATCCCTGAGTGGCTTTTATTCTATGGGATTGGTTTAAAAATTCTAATTCTCCTCCCTCTTCTATGTCATTTAAAAATAAAGTATAACCTAATACCAAATGAGATGAAGATGGGATACACCTTTCACAATAAAAATAGTGTTTTCCCTCTGTAGGGTTGATTTTTTGAATTTGGTGGTAAGGGTTTAGTTTTAATAAATGGAAATTTCTAATTTTATTTTTACCTAAATAATCAGGCATTATAAATTTAGAAAATGATGAAGAAAATTTTTCAATAATAGGGTTTTGGTAATTTATAGGTAAAAAAGTATCTTGAAGCTTTAATGTAGTTTTTACTGTATTAAAATTTCTACTTTCATGTAAAGAAGAATTTTCATTAAAAAATTTAATAATTTCTTCACAAAAATTACTATCAAATAAATTTTTATATGTAAGTATTAAATTATTTTTCATTAAAAATCATCCATCCTGTTACTATATATTTAACATTACTTAGTGGAGGATTTCCTCTATGAGTGTGGCTCCACGAAGCAGGAAAATAACACATCATACCTCTTTCAGGAGAAACCCTAAAATTTTGGTATAAAAATTCTGTTTCTCCTCCTTCTTCTACATCATTTAAATAAAAAGTATATACTCCAAATCTTTGGGCTGTAAAGGAAGCCCCCTGCTCACAATGAAAAGTATGGTAACCCCCACCAGGATTAGTTTTTTGAACTTTTAAAGAATGTATTCCAAAATTTTTAAAGCCGTGGTCATTTAAAATCTCATACTTATTTCTATATAATTTCCATGTTGGATTTATACAATTATCTACAAATTTGTGGCCTAATTCTCTATCAATTTCATTTATATCAATAGATAAATCTTTTTTATCAGCACTAGAAGAATATAAACGTTTTGATTTTAAAGTTGGGTCTTGTCTATTATAAGTTTTATCAATATTTTTTTCAAATCCTTCTATAATTTGATTACAAAACTCTTGTGAAGCAACGTTTTTAAATATACCTATCTGTTGATTAAAAATTGATTCCATTATCCTCTTAAATTATCTGATGAGGGAGTAAAATAATAATCTAAGGCTTTTAATTTATCATCGGCATCGACTAACATTGTAAGTGCTTCGTTTGCATTATTGTAAAAATCTTCAGTTGAGTGATCTCCAATACCAACTGCTTTATTTCCTAATAATTCTAAAGATAATAGTGCTTTATCTTTATCTGCTTGTGCAGATGATTTTAACATTTTGTATAAAGTTTTATCCATAATTTTTTTATATAAAGTTTACAAATCCATTTAATATAACTATATCTTTTGAATTAACAAATTCAAAATTGTGAGTATATTCTTCAGGAAAAATTAACAATGAGTTTTTTAAAACATTTTCAGTATGGTTTAAATTAATAAATTTGATTTTTCCAGGGTCTAAAAATAAAATATAATTAAAAATTCTATTAGTAATAAGAAGATTTTTAGTATCATATTCATTATAATTAAAAATATTATTTTTAATATTTTGAATATAAAATTCTTTTGCTAAATGAAAATCAAGTAATCTATCTTCACCTAATTTAATAATATAATCATTAATTTTAGAATTTAGTTTAAAAAGAAATTCATTAGTAATTGAAAGAGGATAAAAACATTGATAATTATCTTTTTTTTGTTTTTTAAAATGTTTTTTAATTTTAATATTTTCTTCTTCAAGAATAATATCAACATTATTAAATATAAAATTATCTTCTTTTATCATTTTAATAGTGTTTTAATTTGTTTATCATCGATACCTATACTTTGAAGTATACTTTGTGATAAATTTTTTCCTATTAAATGGTAATTATCTTTTATTTCTCTTTCACTTAATTCAAAGTGTTTAGCTAAAATAGTAATTAATTGAGTATTTAATATACTTTTTTTAGGTTTAATATATTTAAAAAATGTTTTTCTTTTTGGTATAAGTTGACAATAGTAATTATAAAGAGACTTTTTATTAAGTGAATATTTTTGAATTATATTAACAAAATCAATATAATCTTCTTTCATTGATATAAATCGATTAATCATATAAGAATTAAAAGAATCATGGTCTTTACTACTAAAAGAAGACCATGGTCTTTTATTATAACTAATTTCATTTAACCAATCAAAAATTGTCATTATTCTTTAACTCCAAATTCTTCTCTTAAATCTGTTGGAATAACATCTTCTAATATTTGACCTGTGTCTGGGTCATAAAATACTGAAATAGGTACAATAACGTCCTCGGCAGTACCTGCTACAAATTTAGAGGCTTTACGAAGTATAACTCCGGCTTTCCAAATATTCCCTCCTTTTTCAGTTAGAATAGGTTCTGTTTTTGATAAATCAACATTAATAGTGTTTACAGGCAGTGAAGCCGCATTTTCTGGGTAATTCATGTTAGAAAGGTTTAATTAATTTAGCGATACATCCCATAAAAGTAATTTCTTTATCAGGAGCCATAACTGATTGGTACTGTGATTCTGCTATAATAATAGTACCTAATACTGGGTTATGAAATGAATCTAAGTTTTCGAATAAAGCTCTATATAATTCATTGTAGTCTCTTATATTTGAATCGGCTACAATTTGTCTAATTTGGTTAAATGCCTTAGCATCATTTGATTTAATTAAATCAATAATTTGATCTGTGTATTGTTTTTGATTAACAATATCTTTATTTAATTGTAAGAATGTACCTGCAGGTTCAGACACTATACATGATTGTAATAAATTAAGTGTCTTTCTAATATCAGGATAGGTTTTATTTACAATTTCTACTATATCAGCAGGGGCACGATTACAAGCTTCTGAATCTAAAATAGCAGAGCAACGTTTTGCTATTTCTTTTTTAGAAGGTGGTAATATTTCAAATACTGAGGTTCTAGATTGGATAGGGTCAATTATACGTTCTATATAATTACAAGTAAAAATGAAACGTGTTGTTTTTGAAAATGCTTCAATAACATTACGTAAAGCTGCTTGTGCGTTAATCGTTAAAAAATCTGCTTCATCCATTATAACTACCTTTAATTCGCGGAATGTTGCAGCAGAAGCAAATGATTTTACTTTTTCTCTAATTGTTTCTATACCATTTTCATCAGAACAATTTATATAAATTGAATCACAATCTAGGTTAGCTACAATTAATTTAGCAGCAGTAGTTTTACCAGTACCTGCAGGACCATACAACAAGATATGTGGAATATCCTGTTGTTTAATCCATTGGTTTAAACTAGCTTTAAATACTTCATTGCCAATATAATCATTAGGATTAGTTGGTCTAAATTTTTCAGTAAATAAAGTGTGTTCTTTAAGCATATATCTAATATACAAAAATTAATTACATCATCCCCGCCATTGGGTTAGTTTCTTCTTCTTTATCTGTTCTTTTTTCATAGACAACAGATTCAGTAGTAAGAATAGTACCCGCTATTGAGGCAGCATTTTCTAATGCAATTCTAGTTACTTTTTTAGGATCAATAATTCCTAACTCTTTAAAGTTAACCATTTCTAAACTTTTATAATCTAATCCTAACCAAAAATTAGGATCGGCAGCATTTAATCCATAAGATGCAAATCTAACATCATTTACTTCATGTCCTGCATTACTTAATATTTTTAAAAATGGTTCTTGTATAGCTGATTTGACAATTCTTCTACCAATAGCTATATCTTTATTTTCAGAGATTGTATTAATAACATTTGCGGCATATAATAAAGCAGTACCACCACCAATTATAATACCTTCATCTAAAGCAGCTTTAGTAGCAAATAATGCGTCTTCTACTCTATCTTTTTTCTCTCTAATTTCAATTTCTGAATTACCACCAACATTAATAATTGCTACACCACCGATTAGTTTACCTAATCTTTCTTGTAGTTTTTCTTTTTCAAATGCAGAACTAGCATTATCAAGTTGTGTTTTAATTTCTTCAGCTCTAGCAGTAATAGCTTCTTCTCCACCTTTACCATCTATAATAGTAGTTATTTCTTTTTCAACTGTTACTTTTCTAGCTGAACCTAACAATTCATTAAATTGAACAGGAGACATTTTATCAAGTTTATGTCCTTTATTTTTAGATAAAACTTGTCCACCTGTAACTGTAGCTAAATCTTCTAAAGCCATAGTTCTTCTATCTCCAAATTCTGGTGCTTTGACAGCTACTGCTTTAACAGTACCTCTCATTTTGTTAACAATTAATGTTGCTAATGCTTCACCATCAATATCTTCTGCTACAATTAAAATAGGTTTAGATTCACCACTCGCTTTATTTAATACATTAATTAATTCTGATGCTTGTGTAATTCTACCATCATAAATTAATATATAAGGATCATCTAATACAGCTTGCATTGTATTATTATCTGTAACAAAATATGGAGATTTAAAACCTCTATCAAATTGCATACCTTCAACTACTTCAAGTGAAGTTTCACCTGTTTTAGATTCTTCAATAGTAACAATCCCATCTCTACCAACTTTATCTAAAGCAGTAGAAATTAAATTACCTATTTCAACATCATTATTACCTGATATAGTTGCTACTTCTCTAATTTGAATATCGTCTGTAATTTCAGTAGACATTTCTTTTAGTCTATTTACTACTGTTGCTACAGCTTCATCTATACCTTTTTTAATATTTACAGGATTAGAACCTTCATTAATTTGTCTAATTCCTTCTTCTAAAATAGCAGTAGCTAATACTGTTGAGGTTGTAGTACCATCTCCTACTTCATTAGCACATTTTGTAGATACTTTTTTAGCTAACTCGGCACCTATAGATTCAGTTTGATCTTCTAGTTCTTTAAATGCTTTTGCAACGGTAACTCCATCTTTTGTTACTTTAATTTCACCAGTATCGTCTTTAATTAGTACTGTTCTTCCAGCAGGTCCTAAAGTTGATGATACACTGTTATTAAGCTTTTGAACTCCCTCTAAAAGCTTATTTTTTAATTCTGTTCCGAAACTTGTTTCTGTCATTATTCTACGATTGATAAAACTGAATTTTGTGATGTAATATAATATTCCTCCCCATCAATGGTAATTGCTTGTGCACCCATTTTTGGAATTAAAACTTTCATACCAACTTCTAAAGTTGTAGGTGCATATTCACCTTTATTAAAATTATAAACATTTGAAATTGCTACAATCTCTCCCATTTCAGGTCTTTCTTTACCCATATCAGGAATAATAATATTTCCTGCTATTTGTTCCTCTTCCTCTATAGGTCTAAGGATAACATTTCCATTAACTGGTCTTAATTTACTCATTTTTTTCTATTTTTTATAGTATTTATCTTATTTCCTATATTAGAGGTTATTTTAAACCTATTCATTCTTTTTGCTTTACGCATTAAAGATTGTCCACGTGCTTTACTCATTTTAAAATTGCTTCCTTAAGATTAGTATGTGTTTGTTTAAACTCTTTAGCGAATTCTTCTAAACTATAAGTTTTTTCTTGTAACATTAACTTTCTAGCTATTGATATGACAGCTTGCTCTAATGTAGTGTGAAAACCTACAGTTTTGTTCTTAACAGTGTCAAATACATTATAACTGTATTCATCAATTGTTATTTTGTAATCACCCAATAACGGGTCTTCGATAAATGTTGATTTACCTGATCCAACAGGTCTACCTTTAAAATTTGGATTTGCCATAACTTTTTGTTTACGTAAATATACGAAAAATTTAATTAAAAACCAAGCTCTAGGGCAAACTTGATTTACTTAATTTGTAACTTTTTTAACTCCGAACCTTTAGAAAATGGTACTTCAATTGTTAATAACCCATCAGCAAAGTTTGCATTTGCTTTAGATAAATCGAATTTACCATCAATTTTCCATCCTAAATTAAAGGATCTTTTAGCAATACCCCTATGGATATAATCTAAATTATCACTATCTTTGGATTTAGTATAATTAACTCTTAAAACATTATCTTGAGTAAGTAACTCGATATCATTTTTAGAGATCCCAGTACAGGCAATTTCAAATGTTAGCCCTTTGTCTGAAGTGTAAATATCTACTGGGTGGGAAAGTTTGGTTTCTACAACTGGGTTGTAGGTGCTTCCGTCTTGGAAGAAATTTCTAAATAAAATGTCGAACGGTGTACGTTCGTAAATAAATGTACTCATATCATTAAAATTTGTGGTGGCTTAGCTCACCGGTTAAACATAAAACTATAACTGCTCGCCCTAGAGTCTCAGTCATTTATTATAAATATTACATTTGTTGTCTTACAACAAAATATTTTGATGGGTTTTTATTTCCATTAAATTCTAACTTCATTAACCCTTTATCACTTACATATATTGTTCCTTCAGTACCTTTATTAGCTGCTAATATTTCACGTAATACATTAGCTGGGAAGGGTAGCAAAGTACTTGGAGTGTCAAATATAGCAGGTTCTGTAAATTTAATTTTATGTGAATGTTGAGATCTTTCCCCTAATACAATTTCTACTACATCATCTCCTTTAATAGAGATACTATTTAAAGTAACTTCTTCTGTTTTTTCTAAAGCGTTATGAGCTTTTAAAAACTTATTAATAAATTCATCATTTACATTAAATTTAAAATCATAATCTGTTTCGGTTACTTTAGGCACTGTTGGTATTGCATCTTTTTCACTTAAATGATAAATTAAATCAAATTTATTATCTTGTATTTTTATTTTTTGATTATCTTCACTAATTATAATGTCAATATCTTCATTTGTTACATTAATTAAACGTAACAAAGCATCTGTATTATATATAGCCAAAGTACAATCCGGTAGATCTAAATCAAATGAGAGGGTGCCAACAGCATTTTTAGCTTCTGTACTAAAGTTAATTGTAACTTTTTTATCAGCTACTTCCCATAAAACAGATTTAGATAACCCCCCTAAGTAATATTTTTCTATATTATTTACTATATGACTTTTCTTCACTAAATTTTGAATTTGTTAATTTATCTATATTTTTTTTTATAGCATGTCTTTCATCGTTTAATTTATAAACAGATCTTGCTAGCTCCACGAATTCTTTATCAAATCGTTGTTCTTTCTCACATAATCTTAATTGATCTTCTACCCACCATAATTCTTTATTAGTAGATTCTAATTGATCAGTTAATTCCATAATTTTAGTTCCGAATATTTGATACAAAGAAATAGTTTGGGAATTAATATATTCCCATTCATTCATAAGATTTGTTAATTTATCTTTATCAAAAATTTTATTTAATTTAATTTCTAATATAGTTAATTTATCAATTAATTCTCCGTTAGATACTTCTATTTTCATACTATGCCTGCGTCTTGTTGTATTATGGAAATTAATAAATTTCTTGTGTCTTTCCAACTTTTTACATGGAAAAATTCATTACCTTTTAATTTATTATGTATTGTAGCTAATTTCATAGAATAATCATTTCCTCCTGGCTCTAGCCTGTCTCCAAAAAACATAAATTTATCATCTTTTAATTCATCTACAATTTGTCCCTTATCTTTACCTCTTGGGTAAATGTCAATACTAATTTCTCCACCTACTACAGCATCTAAACCAAGATATCTTTCTTTTAATTCTTTAGAAAATTCAATTCTTTCTTTGTGTTCATTATCCCATTTAAAGTATTCTTCTCTTTGTTCTTGAGTACAATCTCTCCCTACAATAGAGAAATTAACCATACCTGGTCTTTCTTCTATATGATTTCCATATCTATGTGGGTATTTAGATTGTTCTAAAAATTTCTCTAAACACCATCTAGTTGCTATAGGTAATTCCCAATCACTACTTCTAATTAAAGATCCTTTTTGAAAAAGTTGATTACCAGAACATTGATAAGCTCTTTCTACATCTTTCCATATATCAACACCTATTTGTTCTATTGTTTTAGTATGGTCGCTACCTGAAATTAGCCATACACGATAAGTAGATATAAAGTTTTTAAACAATTCTTGAAATTGTTTATCCATTTTGTTTCTACTGGGAGTTAATGTTCCGTCTATATCAAAAATATAAATCATATAAAAAATTGGTTTACGTAAGGATTAGTATTTAGTCT